GCAGTATAACATGCCTTCTCCTGCGACTATGGCTAATTACCCTATCACACGCAACAAGATTGATTTACTATGCAATGAAGACCTTAGTAGGCCTTTAGATAAAAGCGTGTTTGCAATCAACATGGATGCAGCTTTAAGAAAAGAACAATTTAAAGTTTCTCTTATTGCTAATAGCTTGCCAGCGGAAATAAACTCAGAGGTAGAAAATGAGTTTGGTATGGAGTTAGAAATGGATAATAAAGAATATCCTATTCCTGAAGACATAGACTTGTTTATGAGGTATCAATATAAAGAAGTTATTGAAGAGTCTATACATGATGGTTTAGATTATCTCACTCAAAAGTACCAACTTAAACATTTGTTTAAAGAAGGTCTTAGAGATATGCTTGTAACAGCTAAACAATTCTACAAGGTATACATTAAAGATGGTGACCCTTATGTAAGGCGAGTAGACCCTAGGACTTTTGTTTATGATAAATCTATAGAGTCAGACTTTTTAGATAGAGCACAATGGTGTGGTGAAGAGCGGTGGCTAAACATTAACGAAGTAATAGATGAGTTTAGAGACCAGTTAGATGCAGACGATATAAAAGAGTTAGAAGAAATGCGTCAGGCAACTAACGACTACCTAGATAGGTGGAATGGTATCTTTAACTGGGTAGAGATAGACGAATCTAAAACTGTAAAGGTACGTGTAGTATCTGCAGAATGGAAATCTATTAAAGCTCTTAGGTTTAAAGTATCAGAAAATAAATATAATCCTGAACGACCATTTAAAAAAGCTGTAGGTGACAATTACAAAAAACGTAAAGGAGAAACTATAGAGACTAAATATGTAGATGATATTTGGGAAGGAACGCAAATAGGTGGTAAAATTTTAGTTAACTGTCAAAGACGACCTAACCAGGTAAGGTCTGTTGATGATGCAGGTACTACCGACCTTTCATACGTTGGGGTAATATTTAATCATACAACTGGTAAACCTACAAGTTTAGTAGATATACTAAGTCATATACAAATGCTATATAACATTGTTATGTACCATATTGAATTAGCTCTTGCTCGTTCTGGTGGTAAAGCTGTAGTTTATGACGTATCTCAAATGCCAACTGAAATTGGTATGGACATGCAAGAGGTGATGTATCACCTAAAGAATGATGGTATAATCCCTATAAACTCAAGAGAAGAGGGTGGAGAGAGTGCTTCATTTAATCAGTTCCAACAAGTAGACTTTACCTTATCTAATTCTGTACAGCAGTTAATCAACTTAAAGCTTATGCTAGAACAAACTGCAGGACAGATTTCTGGTGTATCACCACAAAGAGAAGGTGCTGTTGAGCAGTACGAATATGTAGGTAACGTGCAAAGAGCTGTAACTCAGTCTTCTATATCTACAGGAGGTTGGTTCTACTCGCATAACCAAGTAAAGAAGAAAGTATTTGATAAGCTTGCCAACTTAATGAAGATGTCTTGGGCTGGTGGAAAGAAAGCTGCATACGTTTTAGGAGATGCAGGATACAAGATGCTTAACGTACTTCCTGATGTAGCTCTTAATGATTATGGTATTTTCTTAGGAGATGCTGGTAAAGATGACGCTCTTAAGCAATCTGTACAACAAATGTCACAGGCAGCATTGCAGTCTGGTTCTATTACACTGTTAGATGCTCTTAAAGTTCTTAAAGCTGATACAATGACTGAAGCGCAACATGTTCTTGAGCAAGGTATTGACGCTATGAAAGAACAGCAAATGCAACAGCAAGAACAAGCTATGCAACAACAGCAAGCTGCAGCAGAGTCGCAACAAGCTCAGTCTCAGGCAGAAATGCAGATGAAACAAATGGAGATTGATGGACGTATTAAAGTAGCGCAGATAAATGCTGAAGCAAGAGTTGTAGCTCAAGAAGTAGCTTCTGACGCAAACAGAGATATTGATGACTCAAGAGAAAAAAATAAACTATCTCTAGAAAAAGTTAAAGCTGATTTTAATTTTCAACAAAAAGAAAATGATGCTAAAAACGTTAGGCGTACAGAGTCCAGAAAAACAATAGAAAAAAAGTAATATATTTGTAAACAGTTAAAAGCAAAACAAAATGGCAGAAGAAAGCAAATTAATTGAAGACGCAGTATCGTCTACAGAAGAAACTACACAAGGTTTCGACCCAAGTTCTTTTTTAGGAGAGCAACCTACACTTGTAGAAGCAACTGAAGAAGTAACAGAAAATGTTGAAGCTACAGAAGTAGCTAAAACTGAAGAAGTTGAAGAATCTGATGATTTTTCTTGGGAAAGTGTGGAAACACAAGAGCCCGTATCTGAAGTGGAAGAAGAAGTAGTTTCTGAAAAAACAGAAGCAGAAGAAGAATCTGACTGGGATGAATCTGAAGAGGTAGAAGCAGTTGCTGCACCTGAACTTGATTGGAGCGAGTTAAGTAAAGAAGCAGGAATTGAAGCTGGTAGTAAAGAAGAATTCTTAAATAAAGTTAAGGAAGCTTTAAAACCACAAGTAAAAGAGAACGAGGTTATAGAAAACCTTAATTCTTATTTAGAGCTATCAGACAAAGATTTAGTTGTCGCTGATATGAGAGCATCTAAATACGAAGATGAGGCAATAGAAGACACCGTAGATAGGTTGACAGACGCAGGGCTACTTAAAAGAGAAGCTACTTTAATCCGTCAACAACTTAATAAGCATATCCACAATGAAAAGGATAGACTTAGAACAGAAAAACAGCAAGGAGAAAAGCAAAAAGAGGAAGCTTCCGTTAAATCTAGAAAAGACCTTCAGAGTTTTATTAAACAAAAAGAAGAGTTTTTTGGAGGAAAGGTTTCCCAGAAAGAAAAGAAACGACTATATAGTTATATAACCAAAGGTAATTTTGCCCAAGATATTTTTGAGTCTCATGCCAATGTTGCGGAGGCCGCTTTTCTATGGCAAAACAAGGATAAGATTTTCAAGATGGTTCGTACGCAAGGCGTTGAGCTAGGAAAATCTAAAGTTCTTGACGGTATTACATCACCTAGTAGAGGTGGACGTTCTACCAAAAGCTTTGAGCCTGTTAAAAAAGGTTTCGACCCAAACAAGTTTATAGGTTAGTAATTATATAAGGTTTATAAAAACAATTATTTAATTATTAAAATTTAGAATTTATGAAAGTTTATAGCGCAAAATATGATGCAGCTTACAACACAGCAGACAATTCTCTTACGGCTAACTTATTAAAGTACCCAGAGATTGCAAAAAAAGTAATCGAGCTTTACCCTCGTTACACTACTACCTACCTACTTGAAAAACTAAGCTTTGGTGCTGGTGAAAAAGTATTAGGTGACAACTCTTTTGAGTGGAAGTCAATGAATCGTTACAGAGGTCAGCAACAATTAGCGGCTGATTTAACTACTGATTCTGTTTTTGGAAATTCAATTTCTTTTTCAGTAACTGATACTACTGCTCTTCCTTGTTTGATTAACGCAAACGACATCGTACGTTTAGCTTCAGGTCTTCAGGTTCACGTTGGAACTATTGTTGATGGTACAAACGTAAAAACTGTTACTGGTAAAGCTCTTAACGTAGTTACAGCTACTGCTTCTGCAGATAGTGTTATTGGTGTAATTGGTAATGCTTTTGGTGAAGGTTCTTTAGGAGCTGAAGTAGGTGAAGGTTACGCTTACCCAGAAACTCGTAAAAACTGGTTGACTACTTCTCGTAAGAAATTAGTTATCGACGCTCGTGACTTAACTGACATTACATGGGTTGAGCACAACGGACACAGACTATGGTTCTTTACTAAAGAGCAACAAACTGAAGCTCAGTTTATGTATGACCTAGAGGTTATGCGATGGTTTGGTCGTTCTTCTGTAGCTGACTACACTGCTACTACTGCTGGTGGAGACTCTTCAGCTGCTGGTAACATGCCAATTATTGGTGATGGTCTACTTGCACAAATTGAAGATTCAAATACTTTGGTTTACGATGCTAGTGCAGATTTGACTGAAAAAATTATTACTGAATACATTGGTCAGTTATCTTTAAATGCTG